GGTGCCTTTTTTGAATCCGCAGCAGAGGCCACATATTCCTCAGCAAAGCCGCGAGCTACCAATACCGCACCTTCGCCATCTTCAACGGTAAAGGTTTCCTTCGGAGGGTACGACTTGCCGTCAAGCTGAATTGTGCAAAGTGCAACAAGTTTCATGATCATACCCCCGATTATGCAACAGTGATGCGTGCAGACGCATTCGTGCGGTAAGGAACCAAAATAGGCGAAGATTGCATAAGCAACAGACGCGCTGACGGATCAGGAATAGTCCACGATTTAGTGAACGATTTCATTGCCTTCAAGCCCGCGTCCAAGTCTTTGATCGCGCCGTAATGCTGAACGCCTTCAAGTGCCGACTGGCTCACCAATACAACCGTGTTGTCAGGCATAACCTGCTTGGTCGTATTGTCGACAGGATCAACATAGCTATGCTGATAAACGAAGATTGGGAACTCGCCGTACATGCCTTTGTAAGACACGCCTTCGACAGCCAGCATCGCGGCAATATTCACATTCAACGTGTCAGCGCCACGGCGAACGTCAAGCAACTTGAGCAGATTCGCGTCCTTGCGCATCAGCTTCCAAGCCTTCACATCCATGATGACGTGGGTCGTGCCGTAGCCTGATTTGTCAAGCAACAGTTGATCCCAAGCTTCAAGCTGCGAGCCAATATCTGGCGTAGTGCTGGCATCCCACTTATCAGCGCCAGCAAGCGCGATAGTCAGTGCAGCATCACGGCCATAACTTACCTGGATCGTATTGAAACCATCGCCAGTGATGGTTTGGCGACCATAGATCACCGCTTCCGCCGCCATAACTTCAAGACGGCGATTCAGCATTTTTTGCTGGTCAGCCAAGTCCTGTGTGAGCATTGCAGCAAGGCGTTGCTCATTGCTCAAAGACCCGCCAAATGCTTCGCCAGCGATGCGCTTGAGCGGCTTGGTCGTGTCGTGAACGCGCTTGTCCTTGATGTAGGCAGGCTTCACGCTCGATGTGGTATAGCCAAGCGATTCAACCAGCTTACCTTCGCGCAACGGATGCACGAACGGGGCAAGACGTGGCTTATCTTCGGCCTTGTCGAAATAGACTTCTTCCGTCTCATGCTCGATGATGCCCGGAAAGAAAGACATGAAAAACTGAGGCAACGGGCGCAAACGCGCAACAACGCCGTTCAGTGTATAGGTGCTATAAAGATCCATTTTTAAACCCCTAGATTAAGCAACAGAGCCGCGAATAAACAGCGACAACGGTTCCAGCGTTTTAGTGACACCGGCCAAAGTGGCACCGGAACCCAGGGTAAGCTTGTTGCCGTTCCATTCGCCAGTAATAGCGACCGTGGCCAGCTTGTCGGCCGCCGTCGCGTCCATATCTTCAAGCAAGATATACTTTGCGTTGGCGTCAACAGTGCAAGGCAAATACTTTCCTACGTCACCAGATGTGCCTTCCTGCAGCACATGTCCGCGCACAAAATTTGTGCCAGACTTGAGCGTTACTGATTTGGTTTTTAGCGGAAAATCACCAGCAAGCAGATTGTCCTGTACGAACGTGCCAGCTGCAGTGAATTCGGGGAGATTAGAATAACCCATTTTTTAAGCTCCTTAAACAGCTTGGCCAGCAGCTTTCGCTGATGCCATTGCAAATTCGATTGAATCAGCCGGTGTGTCTTTCCCGCCGTTTGCGGCAGGAACTGGCGGTGTAATTGCCTGTTCTGTGTTCTGCATAACAGCCAAGGCAGCAGCGGCTGCATTTGCCGGATTTGATGCTGCAACAGGGTTTGCACGCAAAGCAGCTAGCACCTTGATGGCAGTCGTCCTTGGTGTTGCAGTTGCGTCCGCCTTGGCTTCGGCAATCACTGATTCAGCACCAGGCATAGCGAGCGCTTCAATACCGTTAATACGATTGCGTTCTGCTGTCGCGCCTTCGGCACGCAATGCGGCCGCATCAGGTTTATCGATGGAAGCCACAGCCTGAGCGCCAATCTCTTTTGCCAGGTCGGGCCGGTGTTCCGTCAACGAGGCGACGGTCAGGCTTGCATAATCCATTAAAGATACCTCTTTGGATAGATCACTAAAAACGGATTCATAGGTGCCAATGGCATCAATCATCCCACGATTAAGAGCTTCGGCGGCAACAAATACCGCACCTTGCCCAAATGATTTTACAACATTCTCGGCAGTTGTGCCGCGATTTGCTGCAAGCGTATCAATAAATACTTTCTCCAAGCCGTCAATCATTGCTTGGACTTGGATTGCCCCAGCGTCCGTGCCTGGGTCAGCGTTCTTGTTCTGCGCGTTGCTCGACACAAAACGATAGCTCCGCTCGCCAGCTTTCGGGTCTTTAACTGACAAGCCCATCTGCACGCCGATAGAGCCAATGATGGCGGTATCAGCGGCCACTACCCGAGTCGCGGTACTTGCTAGCCAATACCCTCCGCTGGCCGCGTTGCCACTGACAAATGCGACAAGCGGCTTCACGCCACGCGATGCAGAGATAAGCTGCGACAGCTCGCTAACGCCTGAAACTTCGCCGCCAGGGCTATCGATGTTCAGGATGATGCCTTTTACAGACGGATCATTCAGCGCCGCAGTAAAGTCGAGCGCCAGCATGTCGTAGCTGGTGGCACCGCTGTATGCCGTCATAATGTTGGCTTTGGCGAACAGTGGCCCTTCAACCGGAATGGTCGCAATGCCGTCGCGGATCGTCACCGTCTGTGTGTTGCCAAGCGGTCGGCCTAGCTTTGCCTCCAGCGCCTCAAGGTTGCCAGAGAATTCATGCTCCCGCGATGCGATACTGGCGATGGTTTCAAGCGCATCATCAGTGATCGCCCAAGCGCGCGCTAGTACGGCCTCAAGTGCCTTTTTCATTGCTGCACCTCATTTTGGTTATTGTTCGTTGTTTTGGTGTCGATAGCTGTTGGCAGCAAGATCAGTCCGGCGGCTTCTTCCTGCTTCTTCTCGCGAGCGCGCTGCGCAAGCGTTGAGTCAAAATCAAGCCCTTGTTCGTTACTAATGTCTTGTTTCGATTTAATCCCGAGCGTGTGCCATTCAGTTGCGGCTTTCGCGTCCTTGCCAGGATCAAGCGAGGCCATCGCTGGGCCAATCCACGTTGCAGCCAGATAGGCGTCGCGGATCATCGGGTCATCAAAGAAGCCAGGCGCATCAAGCAAGTTGCGTGCTACCGCTTCGGTGATAACCCAATCCCAAACTGGCTGGCAAAACTGAGCCGCCAGATCGTCGCGCTCAATCATAAAGAACCGCCAAGCGTCCTGTAGGGCGGCGCGCGCTGCGGAGTAGCTGGCATTGTAGTCTTTTAACAACACTTGGCGCGGAACGCCCAACGCCGCACCAGCTTGCGACAGCACGCCGTTGCAGAACGCTTCAAACGCCGTATTCGGGCGCGTTGCCTCTGCGGTCTTTATTTCCTCGCCAGGCGCTAGATCAACGATCATGCCTGACTGAAGCTTTTGCAGCCCGTTACCGTTTGGCACAACGTTAGTGCCACCGACCATGCCAGGGATGCCGCCAGGTAGCGGTGATGTTGAACCTGGCGAAGTGACGAACACGGCAAACATGCCGCTGATAACCGCCGCAGTCACTTCGGCCTCAGTATAGCGGCCTAGCTGCTTGAACAACTCAATCACTGGCGCGAGGATCGGCACGCCGCGAGTCTGACCAGGGCGCAGCGCGGTCATAATCGGTAGCATCAGCGGATTGCCAGCTCTATCGAACGCCGGAATCTCTGTGAATTTTGTATCATTCAGCAACGTCTCGCCAGGGTGTTGCTGCATGATGTGGTATCGAAGTGGAGCGCCGTTTTCATCGGCTTCAATGCCGGAACGGATAGCAGGATTTGCTGCTTTGCTAAGCGGCGTAGCGATGCGGTCGGCTTCGACTATCTGAACGCAGACGCCTAGCTTCTTGCCTGGGCGCTCAATGTAACGGCGTAGCGCGAAAGCGTCTCCGCTTTCCTTGCTGCTGCGATAGACGAGCCGCTGCATCTGCCAGAAATTCAGCTTAGCTTCGCTATCAAAGGTCGGCTTGCTGGCCATGTGGTTGAAAATGCGCTCAGCAGCGCGCGACCACTTTGACGCCTGCTCATCGCTCAGGCCGAGAAAGTCGGCGTCAATTCGTGACTGCGGCACGATGCCCTGCCCGACAACGCCCAGCACCATCGTTCCAATTGCGCCAGCTGGTAAGGCTTCATTGCGCACCAGATCACGCGACTGGCGGCGTAGCGTAGGCAGATCAGCCAGCGTGTCGGCGTCGGCGCTGCCGGTGCTTGTTGACCAGCCAATCGTATTTTTATTTGCCGCGCTGGCCGTCCGGTATGCACCATGATTGCCAAGCGGCAGCGTGTTGAGCATGGCGCTTACTTCCTGCCGAACAATCGTTTCAGGCAGCAGCAAACCACTCGCCAGTTTTGCGTAGCTCATACCGGCACCCCATGACGAACGCCTCGCGCACCAGTGCCATCGAGCCGACTGATGGTAAGCTCAATTTCGCCCTTCCGACGCAGCAGGACGTCAAGGGATTGCCGCTTCAACGACCGGCGGGAATTCCCGCTGTCAATCGAATACTCAGCACCGCTATAAGCCGCTGAAATTGCGGCCTCTACTTGCGCCAGTTCTGCTTGTAGCTTTTCGATTTGTGTCATTGATCGCAATATGATTTTACAAGTAGTCTTGATTATACCTATCAGGCGGATAAATACAAAGTGGCAATGGTTTGTAGTAACAGTAAATTGGCAGCTCGTAATCTTCGTGAGCTGCCGTTTTTCAAAGTTATCTACATTTCACGAAAACGATTCAAATCTCTCTCATCCCCATTATCAATCTCATCAATAATGGTGTTATCGTCACCCCACAGCTTAATCTTGAAAGAATCGCCCTTCTTAAAGATTTGCAACGTGCCGCTTTTTACTGGAACTTCCGCGTACTCAGTACCACAACAGCCTGTTGAATATGTGACTTCTTTATGATCCATAATAAAACCCCGATAAGCCTTTTGTGACTTTTAGATTGCCGTTTAATTCTTTTGACCGGATGTATGCCATAACCGCGTCGAAATTCGATTTGAACATCAACAGACTATCTCCTGTTGTACCCTCGCCAGTTCCAGGATCGCCAAGTGTCGTTATATTGTGCCAGAACGGAAACCAAGCATCCTGATAATCAATGGTAACGTCAACCATCCGGTTTATTTTGCTGGCCTGCTGCCACCCATTCACGATACCTTGAGCGCCGCCAGTGATATAGCTAATCGCTGGGCTACTCATGGCACCCATATCCGAGCTGCCAATGTGGTGTGGATTGTCCAGCCCCCAAGGGGTAATAGATGTGTTTGCTTTCCGTGAGTTCCGTTGCAATTTAATTCCAAGCGATTTGATTACCGCCTCACACAGCCGACTCGTCGATGACTGCGGACTTGCGTAAAATTCGTTTCCGCGAGTTAGTCCGTTTCCGACGTATTGAGCTGCAACTCCAGTTATTTCATACGCGATTTCAGATGCAGACGTTAGTTCTGACATTTTTGGGGTTAGGAGCGTGCCGGGCAAATGGTTTGTAGTGTGATTAATCATATCCCACCCTTTATCGTATGCAATCTTCGCATTCGCTTGAGGGATATTAAAATCCGAAACGATTTTGCTACCACCAGTCCAAACCCGCGTAGGGATTGCTACATATCCAAGCCAACTATACGCATCGAAAATGGGTAAGGCGTAATTGATAAAATCATTCCCAGCGGCATCAAGACCGAGGCAAATTTGCGGCGTTACATCCCATCCTGTCCACATACTATCGAAGTACAACGTAGCGCCAAGCATCCCAGCAACGTTAATTCGTAGCGCATAAATCTGATTGTCTTTTATGTTGGTATCTGCGCCAGTGCCAAACGATGTGACGGCCACAGCGAGCGGGTGGTACTCGGTTACGCCCGATCCGGTTACATAAGCAGCCGGATTGCGCTGAACAAATTTCAAGAAATTCCAGCCCTCCCTGACTTGGTTTACGTTGTAACTCAAATACAACCCGTTACCCGTTGACGCTGATGCGTTTGTCGTTAGGGTTATGTCAATTTTACCCGCAAGCGTACCGCTGGGTTGATAGCCGGGCTGATTCTCTACATAAACCCATATGCCAAGTTTGCCCGCAAGCATCGGCGTTAAAATGTTGGCTGCGGCCAGACGAATTTCTTCACCCGTATTTGACGCGGGAACGTACTTCATAATCTCGGGCTGGCCTGTCCTAGAATACATTCCGTTTGGCAACCCTGTAGCGTTATCGTACCCGCCTTGGTAAGTGATCGTCGGTGCTCCGCCGGTAACCGTCCACTTTCCTGACATAAAGTTCGCAACGACCTTTCCAGCAGACTTCACAACGTCAGTCATCCCGATGGGCTGCCCAGATGACAATAGCGGGAAATCATTCAATACGGCGTCCTTGCCAACACCAGAATTAGAATAACGCGGCATATCAGAAACCCCCGCCAGCTGTGACATACACGGTCGCAGCAGCGCTGCCCGTAGGACGCTTCACGAAAATCTTGGTGCAATTGGCTGGCGCAGTAAGCGGCTGGGCGCAGTTGCCAGCAATACGGAAACTATCAGCATCAAGCGGAGCGTCGTACCACTCCACCAGGACATCCGTAGAGCCGCGATTGTCGATCCAGACTTGCTGCGTTTGAACAGGTAGCGCCACTTCGACAGCAGTGGCAGCAAGCGCGACAGTCTGCGTGCCGTGCGCGAATGGTGAAAATGGTTTCATAATTATTTACCGTGTAAGTGATTGCAATCACAGGTGATTATACGCGGCAACTCTCAAAAAAAAAGCCCCGAATTAACGGGGCTGAATTACTTCACGCTGGAGACGTCGGTGGTACTCTGGAGCAGAGATCGGGAATCGAACCCGTTTAGGTAGCTTGGAAGGCTACTGCCTGGCCTTCAGGCTTATCCCTGCGTGTTGAAGTTGGTGGCCAGTGCTGATCTCCGGCTTTACGACTGCTACATGAGGCTGGATTCGAACCAGCAGTAGGTAGTACCAGACCCGTCGTCGGCCGCTTGGGTTAATTCCCAAACTTCACGCCCATTTCTCAGGGCTGCGTATGCCAATTCCGCCACTCTTCGCATCAGCCTGCGCATTCACCAACACGGCGGGAAACTCCTACCTAGGCCGCAAGTGGTTGCTTTCGCATTGCCTCTAGCAGCGCGGGTATCGAACCCACAAATTCCCCTGCGTGTTAGTGCTGGCACTTCCCCAGCAAGGCACTTTTTCAAGAGCATGCGTAGCTCATGTTGATCCGAGAAACCCAACGTTTGCGAGAACCAACATGTGAACAGGCCATCACACGACTTACATTATTTGCGTATGTACCCCATCCGGTAGCATTTAGCTTTATTCAACTAAAAACGACTCGCTCAAATGTTGGTGCTCGTCTTTCCGAGCCGTCATACTAGCCGTGCTCCCATCGTAGCCAGCACGGGGAACTGTCGAGACCTAATAATTCGGTTTCTGGTGTCCGTGCACACCTCATCAGTCGAGTTGCTGGCCTACATCACTGTTTACGCCTAGTCACGCAGTGAAAGCGATCATGCTGTCTTTCCAGCTGTCAGCAACGTCTTTCCGTTGTACCCGTCATCAGCAGTTCCGAGCACTCGCTGAACAGCTCACAGATGTGCTGGCGTAACCTACCCCGCGCCAGCTCAGGTCACCCTAGGAGTCGAAATGTCTAGTCAATGAATTGACCGCCGTTATTTGCTCAAACTCACAGCGTAGTGACTGCAAGTTATTCACGTTTTCACACGGACACGGTGTCGGGTAAAGTGTTTCACCAGCCACCCGCAGAGCCAGTAGACGAACAATACAACGTAAACAGATTGTATGCAAGTATATTTGCAGAAGGCAGCTAAAAATATTCAAACTTGCTGCGCCGATTACTTCTGCAATGCCCCTCTAAACACTGGTGATCGAATCACAATCGGCTAAGGCGAAACTACCGCCAGCAGCCGATTGCGCAATCTGTAAAGGGTTATGCCGGCAGCTCATGGACAAACGACCACGGGTCGAAGCGGTTGCTCTTTTTTAAATTGTCCTCTTTCGTCAAAGTTTGAAGGTTGAATTCACAATGAAGCCCACACACCAGCTCCCCGCGCAGCGGAACGATGTGGTCAACCTCAAGGTCATTCAACGCCGCCAGCTCATAAACCGATCTGATTTGTTCGGCGCTCGCCCATAGCGGTGTTGCTGCAGCAATGTAATTCAAACGCCGAGCGTTTTTCGCGTTTACCCTGCCTGCATGGCGAGTACGATACCTGCGTTGAATTGAGGAAACAGCCTCTCGGTTGTTCTGCTGCCAGCGATAGGTCGCCTCACGCTGCGACGGATTTGCTGCATATTCTTTCCTGCGTCGTTCGAGATACTCAGCGCTACACCGAATAGCTTTCACCCGCTTCGCTATTTTTTCCTTGTTCGCACGATGGTAATTGCTGGCGCTCACTCGGCATTTATGCGCGTAGGATTTATCCGATGTGCGTTTTAGTTTGATGGCCGCAAGAATTGAATTACGGTGTTTTGCATAGCGTTCCGTCGTCCACTCTCTGATGCACGACAAGCACCGACCACTAGGAGCATCGCGCTCGTCAATATGTTCACGCGAGCATGGTTTCCCGGTGTAATAGCGCGAATAGCCAGCGGCAAGCGCGGCCTTGCGTTTGATGATTTGCATAGAAACCTCGGTCAAAAGGCAGTCGTATAAGAAAGCAGAATGGGCGGTGACTAGCCGCCCTTCATTCCGTCGAATATATCTGCACCTTCATTTTACAATACTATGCCGCCTCCGGTTGCATTGTTCCCCGAACTCGTCGTGTATTGTCATTAGCCAGCGAATTCCCGCGCATCATTTCCGCCAGGTGGTCCATATTCACGCCAAGCGATATGTATGCCGCCAGCGAGTATGCCACGCAGTCAAGCACCTCATTCCTGATCGATGCAGACTTTTTGAACCACTCGCGCACGGGGAAGCCCTTGCTGTTCAGCTTAGTGCGCACTTCCTCTGCGGTGAGCTGCTTGTAATAATCCGCCCCATACGCCATGCGGAAGTGCATGTACCCAGGCCCAGGCTCGGAGATCCGCAGCCGCCCGTAGATCGTATCCTTGAGCGCGAACGTGCCAAGCGGCACCAACGGGATTTTCCCTAAGTTGCTTTTCGTCGGTGGCCCGACCGGTGGCTTGCCGTCACCGCCCTGACCTTTAATCCCGTAGATGCCCATGTGCTCGCGGTCTCGCACGTAGTCGTAAACCGCCTGGGTCGAAGCGCCACCAGTGTCCACGAACGAGCGAGCGACACGCAACCGAACGCCGTTCGGGTGTTTGTATTCGGTCATCAGGTAGGCATCTAGAAGCTGCCACACGACAGGGCCGGTCGGATCGCCCATAATCACTTTGTGCTCAATCGACCAGCTCTCGTCGCCTAAACTCCAACCAGTAACCTCAACCTCTAGGCGGTCAGGTTGCACGTCGACCCCTGCTGTAATTACGAGCAATTCATGCGGCAGATTTTCTGGCCCGTATTCCTCGGCGCGCTCCATCAGCGCATGCTCGTCAACGCTTTCGCCTTTGATCTTCCACGTCTCCGCCAGCACGTTGTTGACGAATGTCTGCAGCCTCGTTGGCTTGCCTTGAGCATCAACCCACTGGCGAGCGATTGCCGCCCAAGATTTCCAGCCGATTGGGGAGTAGAGCGTGTTGATCTGATAGCCGCGTTTAACTGAGTCCTCATTTTCAGGGTTTGTAGATCGCCATTCAGCCAAACCGCCAAAGCCCTTTTCCTTGAGCATTTCAGTCTTGTGGTGTTCCTCGATCACGCCGCCGCATTCA